CCGCAAGATTTTGTTCTTTGTTTTTACCAAATTTATTGTCTTGATATTCTCTTTCTTCGAATATCCATTTAATAACTTCATCATCTGTATAACGTTTCATTCTCTATCCTTTCATTTTTTCTTATTTTCATATTTTTAGTGTTTTTAAAAATTCAGGAGTTAAATCATTTTTTAATCCACCAATTATATATGATTCATTTTCTGATTCTTGTAGTGCAACTTGTGTACTGTTATTGTTTAACCAATTTTGTGTCCAAGGCAGAGAATTTGTTTTAATATCATATAATTCAGGTAAATTAATAGCTTTTAATCTTTTGTTTGTAATCCAATATATATGATTTTTTAATACAACTTCATTTAATCCTAGCATTGAACCATATTTAAATAAATAATCTACCCAAATTACTTCTTGTTCACAAGCCAATTTGAATATATTAATAGTTTCATCAATAGTCTCATTTTGTATTTTTACAAAATCTTCGTCATCTTTTGGAAGTATTTTAATAAGTTGTTGAGTAGATCCAAGGTGGATACTTTCATCTCTAGCAATAAATTTAATAATTTTAGCATTACCTTCCATTCTTTTAGTTTCAGCAAATGCCCAACTACATGCAAAACTTGTATAGAATCTAATTCCTTCTAAAACATTAACTGATATTAGTGCTAACCACAAAGATCTTTTAACTTCATATAAATCAATTTTATTTTGTTTCAATAAATTAATTTTGTTTGAAAAATCATCATAATAGTATGATATTTGATCTGTACAATCTATTAATTCTTTTATATCTAACATTTCATCAAATATTTTACCCGAATTTGAATATATATTTTTTATAATATATGTATAAGATCTACTATGAATAGTTTCAAAAAATTGCCATGTAGTAAGCCAAACCTCCAATTCAGGTAGAGAAACAACTTGACCAAAAGTAGACACTGGTCCTCTTCCTTGAACAGAATCTAATAATATTTGTCTTTTTAAATTTGATGTAAAAATGTGTTGTTCTGCTTTTGATAATTCTTTAAATTCTTTAATGTCACGATATATTTCAAATTCTTCGGGTTGCCAAAAAAACCCTACTTGTTTTTTTGTAAATTCTGTAAAAATAGGATATTTAACTTTATCATATCTTGCAACATTTACTCCTTCATCAAAAAACAATTTTGATTCCAGATGGTTTTTTTCTTTCTTTGGAAATATTGAACTCATAAGGAACAAGCCTCACAGACATCTATATCCTCATTTTTATTATTTTCTATATTTTCTATTAATATTTCTTTTTCTTCTCCAGAATTATCATTAACACTCATGTAATATAAATTTTTACCACCCCATTTATAATAATCTATTATATCTTTAATTATTAAACTCATTGGAATTTCTTTATTTTCATAAAATATAGGATTATAAAAAGTATTTGTACTCATACCACCATCAATCCATTTTTGAATTACGCACATAATTTTTAAATAACCATTAGGAGATTTTTGATCCCATTTTAAATTATATTTATTTTTATATTTGTAAATTGCAGGAACTACTTGTTTTAAAGTTCCTTCTTTTGATTTTTTAGAAGTTATTAATGATAAAACTGGTTCTATACCATTTGTACTATGAGATGTTTGTGATCCCGTTTCTGCTGGAAATTGACTCATAATTGGAGAATTCATTACACCAAATTCTTTTAATTGTTCTCTTAAAAATCTCCAATCCATTCGTAATTTTGGTTTTACAAGTTCATCTACACCCAATTTTCTTGTATCAAAAGGAATAATTCCATCTTTATATTTTAATGTTTCTATTTTTCCACAAGGAGTACCACGTTCTTTTGCAATATCTGAAGATGTTTTGATGTTATAATAAGAAAATGCTTCAAACCATTCATCAATTAAATCCAATCCTTCTTGATCTATATTTTCATATGATAAATCATTTTTAGCCATCCAATAAGCCAAATTAGTAATCCCTATACCAATTGCTCTATAATCATCAATTCCTTTTTTAGCTGCAATTATAGGATATTCTTGATAATCTATAATTTCATTAAGAGCGCGGATCGCTAAATTACAATATTTTTCCAAATCATATTTATTATTTAATATACCAATATTAATAGCCGATAATGTACATAATGAAATTCTACCATCTTCATCATTTATGTCTTGAAGAGGAACTGTTGTTTGTAATATTTCCACACATAAATTTGTCATGGATATTGGAGCTAATTCAGGATAGTAAGGACCATGTTCATTTGCTGAATCTATATTCATAATATAGATTCTCCCAGTATCAGTTCTTTCTTGTATTAATATTGTAAAGAAATCTACAGCATTAATATATTTTTTTCTAATATTAGGATTATTCTCATATTCAATATATAGTTTTTTAAATTTTTCATAATCTGAAATAAATGCTTCATATAAACCCGGAACTTCTGATGTTGAAAATAATGTAATACTTTCATTATTAATAAGTCTATCATAAAATAATTTGTTTAACTGTATTGCATAATCTAAATGTTTTACTCTATTATCATCAGTTCCTTTATTATTTTTTAAAACAAATAAATCTTCAATTTCCAAATCCCAGCCAACAAAACAAATTGTTGCTGATGCTTTTCTTATGCCACCCTGTGAAGCCGATTGTACAGCGGATTGAATTAATCTTACATATGGAGTTTTTCCAGTATGGACCGCCAAACCATTTTTAACTGAAGAACCAATGGATCTTATTCTTCCCATGTTTACACCCAATCCTGCTCTTTGTGAAACATATTTTACAATTGCAGATGTTCCGGCAGTAATGGAATTTAATGTATCATCAATATCAACAAGTACACAAGAACTCACTTGTTTTAATGTTGTTCTTAATCCTGCAAGAATTGGGGTTGGAAGTGAAATATAAAATTTCGAAATTGCATCATAATAATCTTTTATCCATTTTATCCTATTTGGATAATTTCTAAAAATAACTGCTGCAATTAAAATATAAGCAATTTGTGGTGTTTCTAATATTTTACCATTTGTTCTATCTTTTACAAGATATTTCCCTCTCCATTGCTCCATCCCCGCGTAGGGAATTATTTCGTCACGATTATGATCTATAATTCTATCTAAAGTATCAAAATCTTCTTTTGTAAACCATTCCAATAATTCAGATGTATATAATTTTAAATTTATATTTTTTTTAACAATTTCATATAATGATAATGGTATAAATTGTTCATATACTTCTTTTCGAAGATGATAATTGATTAATTTTCCAGCAACATATTGATAATTTGGCGTATCTTCTTCTATTAAATCAGCGGCGCTTTTTATTAATATTTCTTGTATATCCGAAGTTTTCATTCCATCATAAAATTGTATTTGTGAATTTAATTCAACAACTGATGTTGAAACGTTTGTTATTCCATCACAAGCATATTGCACAACATTATGAAATTTACTTAAATCTAAATCGACTTTTTTGCCATTACGTTTAATTACTTGAATTTTATTCAAAGTTATTCCTTTTAAGTTAGATTTATTGTTGATTGTTTAAGCTTTGACCGAATCGGGTATAAAACATTGTCCTTTAATAAGGATATAATTTTCTCCATCGGTCGTAACTATATTTTTGATAAATTGCTTCGCTAATATATTTTTTGCTAATTCAATATTAGCATTTCCAACCCAAATTTCACATTCTTTTCTAGTTGAAAAATGATGATTAGAAACGATGATTACATCTTTATCTATATTAGATGCTAATACTGCACCATATTCTATATAAAATGGTTCATAAACAAAAGGTGTTGTAAATGCCTCCAACATTAATACTAAAATTAAACTAATAGTAATTAATGTTGTTTTCATTTTATACCTCTTTGTTGGTGCTTAGGTCTTATTTAGATTATCAAACTGCCATATTAGCTTTAATTTTGGGGTGAAATTGATAGTTTTCTAAAGAAAAATCCAACATTTTAAAATTATCAATATTATCAATATCTTTGTTTATATTAAGTTTAGGAAAATTATAAGGTATTCTTTTTAATTGTTCTTTGACTTGTTCAATATGATTTTTGTATATATGAACATCACCAAATGATATTATTAATGTTTCTACTTCTAATTCACAAACTTGGGCAATCATGTGCGTTAATAACGCATAAGAAGCTATATTAAAAGGTACGCCCAAGAATACATCCGCCGATCTTTGATACATATGACAACTTAATTTATTATTATTAATATAATATTGTGACATTACATGACAGGGCGGAAGACACATATCATCCAATTCTGTTACATTCCACGCAGTTAAAATATGTCTTCTTCCATAAGGATTTATAATAATTCCCGCAATTAAATTTTCTATTTGATCGATATTATAATTTCTATAATTTGTCCAATCTCTCCATTGACATCCATATATTTTACCTGTCAACCTAAAATTCATTTCATCAGAATCTATTAAATGGTTATCTCTAGATAAAGCGTTCGCTGTCCAAATTGTTGTTTTGTCTTTTAATTCTGATCTATCTTTATCATATAAAATTTCCGCTAATCTTCTTTCGTCATCTGAACCTTCAAGAAACCAAAGTAATTCAGAAATTATTGGTTTCCATGCCATTTTTTTAGTTGTTAATAGAGGGAATCCATTTTGAAGATTAAATTTTAATTGTTCACCAAATAAAGATAACGTTCCAACACCGGTGCGATCTTCTCTCAAATTTCCATTATCTAATATATTTTGTAAAAGATTTAAGTAACCATTTTCATCTTTATTATGTATCAACATTTTCTCCACGTTGCTAATTTCAATTCTAATTCTAAACCAGTAAAGGTATTATCTTTTATGACTTTCATTACTTCTTCTTTTGTTAATCCATTACAAACAGCCTCGTTTATATCTTTACCTGGAAAATTTTTGGGAAGAAGACAAACATTATAATTTAATTTTACAAGTTTTTCTACATTCTTCATTATTTCTTTGTTTCTTATATCTCTATCTGGAATATAAACAATTTTACTATTAGGAAACAAAGAGTTAGCTCTTGATAAATCTCCTTGAAGTGTAGCAATACAATTTGTAATAAAAAAAGCATCTATTGCACCTTCAACTACATATATTGTATAATTTGGATCTATATTATCAAGATTAAAAATTTTATCATGATCTTCATCAAATCGTATTGTAATATATCTTAGCTCGGATTTGTTTCTAAGATCCCGAGCAGATATGCCAAATAAAACTCCATTACGATCAAATAATGGTAAAATTAATCGTGGATCGATTTTTTGTTTATCGTATAATTTATCGGGAATTATACTATTAATCCATTTAGAAAAATGGGGTGTATAATATAATTTATAATGAGTTTCAGGAGGAATTAAACGATTTACCACATATTTTTTTGCGGGATGATCGGAACTCAACGAAGAAATTTTCTTTAAATTTTTAAGTTCTGGGGGGACTTTATAAATTTCTTCTTTTTTAACTTCTGGCTCAATTTCCTTTTGGTTTTGGAAAGAGTCCATTTGATATTCTCGATATAGATCTTTATCTAAATTTTTGAGGAAAAACCAAAATGGTTTACTATATTGGCAATTTTGACAATAAGCTAGGTAATTATCGGGTTTTCTTATAAGATAAAATCTTGCTTTAGTTTTTTTCT